GCATACCGCCGTGGGTAGACCGTGAACATTTGAAGGCAATCCGTGAATTTTATAAAGCGTGCCCGCAAGGCCAGGAAGTAGACCATATTATACCGTTGCAAGGCGAAACGGTATCCGGGTTGCATGTACGAGAGAACCTGCAATATCTGACGGCTGAAGAGAATGGGCGCAAGTCTAACAAGTGGCAAGATAGAACGGAACAAGAACAAAGTATGGCGGAAAACGGACAACGGTTGGAAGTTCTATAGTGTATATGAAATGAAATACAAAAGTATAAAATTGATTTGAATTTAGTTACCACATTACCACAAACACACAAATACATAGTTAACATATTGAAATATATAGATATTGTATGTGGTAACTATGTGGTAGTTAAGATACAATTGTGGTAACCAAATATTGACATTTTACGGAGGAGAAGTTGAAATGAGTTTTTTGTTTACAGATTTCATTTTCTGAGACCTATATGATTTTCAATCTTGACCTCATACTGAACCGGGCGTTATATCGAACTGTGAAGAATAAAACATCTAGTAAACTCAAGGACTCTATGGTTGTGCCAGCCAATGGCAGACCTGCAGAAGTCAAGGTAGGCTACAGAACAATCAGAATCAAATATGTCAGACCTGATTTTATCATGGACGACATGACGGACAGTTATGGCGAATACAGACCACGTGAGGGTGTCATCTACATACAAGACTCACTTGTGCCACAAGAAAGATGCAACACTACTTGGCATGAGATACTGCATGCGGTGGTATACATATTTAGTTTGAACCAAGCCAATGGACCACTCAAAGAAGATGATGCAGAGGAACTGGTTGTAAACACGGTGTCAAATGCCATGATGGGTGTGTACAGAGATAATCCTTGGTTGTTAGATATGTTGAAAGAAAATCTGAATAGTATTGATTAGTTTATCTTTTTGGCGTCATCGATCAGCTCACCGTCTACTATCTTCATCTCACGCATGAGCTCTCCAATCTTTTCATCAAGCTCTTCTTCTGTGAGTTGATCTAACTTACCATGTTTGATAATCTTTTGTTCTACGTATAGGCCGGCTGCTTTACCTCTTGCCACCTCTGCTTGTACAGCAGCAGAGTATGAGCCGTTCTCGAGTGCCTGTTCTCTAATCTTCTGTAGTTCTTTGAAATGTCGGTAGATATCGACGTTGTATTTTTGTTGTACCTCTTCTCGCACCTGCCTCGCATAATCTACAACCAATGGGTAGTATTTAGGATTTTGTAGCATCGATGCTTTTGATCGAGCAGTAGCCTCTGGATAGCCTGCTTTAATCGCAGCCTCGGTAGCTGTTATCTTACCCTCATTGTGTACGAGTTCTTTGACAAATAAAATTTGTTTGCTTGTAAGTTTTCTTGGTACTCCCACGCTTGTGCCTTTCGCTTGGCGCTTGTGCCTTCCGTTTGTTTACGCTTGCGCCTTTTTCGCGCTTGCGCCTTTCGCTTCGATTCTTTTTCTTCTTGTTGCCAAAATATCACACAGCCGACAAAAATACAAGTATTGGTACTTTACGCTTGACACAACATCTAGTAGCTTTCTTAAAATCATAACACCAAATATAGTGCTACAATATCTTGTGTCAAGTACTTTCTAGCATACTATATGTAGTATCTTTGAAAAAAATCAATTTTTTTTAAAATATTTACTTGAATAAAAAAGTTTTTTACTCAGTTATGTTATATGCGCATAATGAACTAATTACTCATTATGGTCTGTGTGGCGGAAAAACCCTGTAGTTGAGGGGTAACGCATAGCGAAGTGGAAGTATGGGCAAATGTCTGAGGTAAACCGAGCTAGTTAAAGTAGCGATTTCAATGTAATCTTAGCATTAACTCGTGAAATTTGTGGGTACGCAAGTAATCCCACCACAGACAGCATATAGAAAGTCAAAAAAGAAAGGATATGGAATGAATGAACGCATAGAATATTTTAACGAGCTTTTTTCAAAAGCTAGTAAAACTCACCCTAATTTGGGTGTGTTCTGGTCATCTTTAAATGAAGAAGAGAAAATTTGGTTTGTAAATTTTCTTTCACTTTGTTTAGGTGAGGGTAAAGAAGAAGAGATAATTTTTCCCTCTTACCTTAGCGGGAGTTGTTAAAACTCCCGCTATAGTTAGTAGTTAAGTTATCCACAAAATTTTTTTTATTTTACTCTTTACAAATGCTATCGAATACCACACTTTGCTATAAACAGAAGAAAGAAATAATATGGCAAGATATAAACACGTTGCATACGATATGGCAGAAGAAACAATCGATCAGACTATCGAGAAAATAATTAGGAATGATCTAACCTTTGATGAAGCTATGCAAGAATTGAAAGACAACAGCTTAGTAAGTGCTTTCTTTTCAGAAAGTGAAATAGAAAAGATTGTATCTTATGAATTAAGAAAAGAAGTTTTAAACGGGGGTGTAAGTGAACACTAAAGAAGCAAGTAAAATTGTAGGCAAGTTAAGCAAAACGAGCAAAATGCCTTGTCATAGTTATAACCTACCCGCAACAAAATGTATTACCGGTTCAAAGATGGCAAAAATAAAAGGAACTACTTGTTATGATTGTTATGCCTTAAAAGGTATGTATAATTTTCCGGTTGTAAAAGAAGCTATGATGCGCAGATATGAAGCAATCAATCACCCTGAATGGGTGTTCGCTATGTCAGTATTAATAAACTCTAAAAAGTCAAAATATTTTAGATGGCACGATAGCGGGGACATACAAAGCATTGAACATTTAAAAAATATATTTGAAGTATGTAAAGCAACACCTAACACTATTCATTGGTTGCCTACAAGAGAAGCACAGATATTAAAACAAGTTGATGAAAAAGATGTACCAGATAATTTAGTTATTCGATTGTCCGCAATCAAAGTTGATGGTAATGCGCCAAAGAGTTGGGACTTAACTAGCACAGTCTCAACAAAAAAATATACTTGTATAGCCAATAAACAGGGCGGTAAATGCCTTGATTGCCGAGCTTGTTGGAATAAAAAAATAAAAAATATAATTTACCCTTTACATTAATACTATAATATGCTATAATGCAAATCAAGAAAGAGAAAGTAAAAATATGATAATAACAAAACAAGCCATTGAAAAAATAGTAGGCAATAAATTTTTCTATATATCTTATTTTAAAAAAGACGGGACATATAGAGAGATGAACAGCGCAAGATTGAATGTATCAAAGCATTTAAAAGGCGGTCAAAATAAAAATCCAAACATAAATAAAACTCAAATAATTGTATTTGATAACAATAAATCAGGTTATCGAACAATTAATATTGAAAAGATAATAGAAATTCGTTGCGGTGATTGTAAGATTATAGATAGCGAATACAAGGCAACACTAGATCAAGACAAAGCATATACAAAAGAATTAGATTTGGAAAACTTTATTCTTGATACATTATTAAAAAACAAAACAACAGAAAGTGAGATTACAAATGGGACTAGATCAATACGCATTTCAAAGAAACAAAAACACTAAATTAAATGGTGAATACACCGAAGAAGATAGAGACAATATAAAATATGAATGGCGCAAGCATGCAAGATTACAAGTGTTTATGCGAGATTTATATAGGCAGAAAAATCCAAATGCAAAAATGGGTACTTATAATCTTGGAATGAATGGGCTTGATATAGTTGAATTGACAAATGAAGATTTAACCGCTTTACAAAAAGCCATTGAAACTGATTATTACGATTTTTTTGCAGATGATGGTTTTTTTTGGGGTCATCAGTGGCAAGAAGAAAGCGCAAGGGAATACAAAGACCAAGATATTGAATTTGTAAAATGGGCTAAAGAGGAAATAGAAAACGGGAACAAAGTTTTCTATAATTCTAGTTGGTAGTATGAAACAAAAATGTATTGAGTGCGGGTTAGTTTTTTACCCAACAAAGAACAATTATGTAGGTTATCCATATTTTTATTATAAAGAAAGAGAACGTATGGATAGTTCACCTTATAGGGTGTTTCATAGTAGATGGTGTATGGATCAATTTTTATCCAAACACAGCGATATTTTAATTCCAATTTTTAAACAAATAAAAGAAAGCGAGGACATTAACAATGCCAGAACTAGAGAAAATCAGGCTGAACGCAAGCAAGCGCCAAGCCCTTAAAAAAGAGTGGTTGCATACTGTTTATAATAATATGCATCTACAAGTTGATGAAGATTTAAAAGAAGCGCAACGCAATTTTAGATCAGTAAGATCAGATGTTTGGGACAAGGTTATAACACCCATAGTTGAAAAAAACTATCCAATGGCGGATATGAAAATATTACAGAAGTATAGTGGCGGTAATCGATACAGTAATTTTACCGATACGGATAGATGTTTCTTTTTCAAGCCCGCTTTTGATGATTTATCAGAAACGCAATTCAAATGGACAATGGGTAGAGATGAATTTAATGCACTGTATCATTATGAATTGCAATCAAGGGGTCATCAGGCAACAATTCGGGTTGAATATGAACAAACACAAAGACAAGAAAACCCGCACTTTCATCAGTCAGTTAATGATATGCAAGAAAGCTATGGGGATATTGCTAAATCAAATGGCACTTATGAAGATTTTGCCCTGTATAACGGGTCATCTTATTATCGAGAGGACTTAGCAGAAAGTGATTTCGGCAAGTATTCAAAGGTGGTCGTATCCGGTAGTTGTCATTCAAGAGTTATGATGTTGGATAACAAAGCCGATTACGATATGCTTAAACTATGGGCTAAAGCTCAAAGCGATTTAACCAATGCACACAGATCACTATGGAAAGAAAAATATCAACTCACTACTGATATGAACTCGATTATAGATCAAGCTAAATTCATAGCAGATGTTGAGCAATATTGGACAAATGTAAGAGATTGTGTCAATTTTGAAAACAATGACATAAGCAAGGAATTGTCTATTGTTAGCGAAGATGCAAAGGCCAGATTGTCTCAAGCTATCAATAACATTGATACGGGAAAACCTGATACACTTGTTGTTGCTTCTCAAAACTTCTCAATGGTTAATTAATATGATCTTGAATAATTTTATAATCCAAGATTATGGTTATCAGGTGGGGTTTTACCCCACCGATAGCACCGGTCGCAAATGGTGGGAAGATAAAGCAAAACATATTAAACATAAAAAACTAGGTAGCATTTATATTGTTGATCGGGTGTTATCAAGAGACTTAATAGACAAGATAGAAAGAGACTTAGAAGATTAATGAGTTGGCAAGGTCGAGTATTTATTGATAAGGACACAAAGGAAGAGGTTAGAATATTGCTTCATAATTATGGCGGTAAGGGTGTCCATTTAACCATGAGAAAACCGCTAACAGAAAAACAGATAGACGCATATTTTAACGGGAACAAAAAGAAAAAATGACAATCGAGTTTGATGATAAGTTTGAATACAATCTTGATATGTCATACGAATTAAATTTTGAAAAGTGGTTGCGGTGGACTAATCGAGAAAAGCGCAATTACAAAGAAACAGAATACACACATGAACAAGGAAAAAAGATATTTGATAGCTTGTATGGCGGTGTTTAAATTGTTGATGTTATCGTAAAAAATAGTATATGTTTTTGGGGTGAAGCCAGAAACAAAACTATGGAAACTAATTAAATCTAAAACCCCGCTAATCCGTTGGAATAGAATAGAAAATGCTATAAATAGCGGTATTCCTGATTTACTTGGAAGCGGTGAAAACTCTAATTTTTTTACAGTAGAATTAAAGATAACATACGATAACAAAACAATACGATTTTCCCCACACCAAGTCGCATGGCATAAGGTAAATTCAGGCGCTAAATTTATTACGATTTCCACCCGTTGTCAGTCAGTCGTAAAACTTTTTCAAGATACAATTATAACCGGACAGCGAACAAGGTTCGTTGATTGTGAGCCGTTAGCCGTTGTTGATGATACAAAGGACAATGAACAATGGAAAGTTTTTCAAAATAAAATGCTAGAAAATGCTTGACAAGATTTAAAATCCATGATATAATAACGGGGTGGCGGGGCGGGATAAAGGTGCGCCTTTGGTATAATGTCCCGCGCGAAGCGCGGGACATTACCGCTTGATGCTTCCCCCTGCTCGCTCGCTTCGCTCGCTCGCATTGTCCGTTGTCCGTAAATAAATGCTAGAAAATGCTTGACAACGGTCAAAAAATAGTTTATAATACGGGGTGGCGGGGCGGGATAAAATGCGCCTTACGGATAATGTCCCGCGCGAAGCGCGGGACATTATTAATTAATGTTTCACGTGAAACATTAACAGTTGACAACTGACAACGGTTATGCTATAATATGCCATTAATTAAACAGAAAGAGAAAGTTTATGACTAAGAAAGATTATATAAAAATTGCAGAAGTGCTGACTAAAAATAGAATGCCTAGTTTTTTATATAGGCAGATGAACGACCCGCAAACACAATATCACAACGATGTAATAAAATGCATTGTCAATGATTTGTGCGAGGTTTTCGCTGAAGATAACTCAAGATTTGATGCCGATCGTTTTAAACAAGCGGTAAACGGTTAATGAGTAAAGAAGATAAAATATTTATAGCCGCTTTGTTGGTGCTGAGCTTGCACCTTCCCGCGCATTACTTCGGCTTATACAGTTTCCTAGGACTGCTCCCGTAGTCCTGGGGCTTTCTCGGGTCGCCCCTGCGGGGCGACCTTTGAAAATAAATAGTTGACAACATAATAATATTATGCTATAATATGCTATTAATTAAATAAAGGAGAAAGTTAGAATGCAAAAATTTAAATACAACGGTAAAGAAATCGAATCGCCATTTGATCAAAATATAATTGTCTATGAAAATGAAGAGACGATTCAAAATAGGTTTGGCGGTGAGTCTGTAACTGTTCCAGGATTTGCTGCAGCTGTTTATGATGTGATCATTGGCGCTGAGATGTTGCAAGAATGGGACAAAGTCCAAAGAGGCTGTTCTTGGTTTATGAAACATTTTCCTAAAGCTTACATGGTTTTACTAGATTAACAGTTGACAATTATGCCATATTATGCTATAATATGGCATAATTAAAACGGGAGAAAGCAAAAATGTATAGAGATATAAAGTCACTATGTATAGAAGTACAAGTAAAAACAGTTTATGGAAATGATTTGATTTACCCAATATGCAGTAAAGCAAAATCATTTACCGCACTTACAAAAACTAAAACATTATCAAAGGAGGATATAGCGGTAATCAAAGCTTTAGGATACTCAATAAAGGCAACAGCTCAGGAAATATAACATACAATATATAGCGTGTTGCATAAATGCAACACGCCCTGCGGGCGGCGGTAGCTTGCGCCTTCGGCGCAAGCTCGCTCGCTTCGCTCGCTCGCCAAGGTAAGGCAAAGGAAGAGACAGCTAGGCATTCAGCCTAGCTGTCTCTCTTTAGGGTACCTATAAAAAAAGGCAAAAGTACAACTACTGTTGTACTTTTGCCACACCCCCTTTTGTGCTATGTATAGTTAGTATATGCATGTATATATAATAATACAGAGATAGAGTATGGACATAAAAGATTTTAAAGATCACTTAACTGATCTGCCGCCGGAAAAAAGAAAGTTGTTTGCAGAACTGTTGGAACGCAAACAAAGTTTAAAGAGGACCCAGGATGCCAAGCAAAATTTTTTGGACTTTGTAAAATACATTTGGCCTGATTTTATTGAAGGTACCCACCATAGAATCATAGCCGAAAAATTTAATAGAATAGCAGAAGGCAAACTGAAAAGATTAATTGTAAACATGCCACCTCGACATACCAAGTCAGAGTTTGCATCTTATATGTTGCCCGCGTTTATCATGGGCCGTAATCCGCAGACCAAGATCATTCAAACATCGCACACCGCAGAACTGTCACAAAGATTTGGTCGTAAGACAAAACAACTTATTGATTCGTCAGATTACAAAAAAATATTTCCAGAAACAAATTTACAAGCCGACTCGAAAGCAGCCGGTCGTTGGGACACCAGTGCAGGCGGTGAATACTTTGCTGCCGGTGTCGGCGGTGCGATTACCGGTCGTGGTGCAGATTTGTTAAT